GGGCGGTTGCGAAAGCATCGGGAGCAGCAGCCACGTTGGGGCCAGCTGAAACCAGGTAGCTAACGACACGCAGTTCACCGACTTCTACGATGCCAGTGGCGGTGCCGGCAGCGGTAGCAGCGGGTGAACCAGCTTCGGCGTTTACAGCGGCTTCCCAGGTTTCCGCATAACGGATGTACTGCTTGCCATAAATTGGGGCGGCGTTAGTGGCCATGTTTTTATCCTATAAGGGACTTCAAGTGTTTTGTTTGCTCTAGGACTGGTTTTTAACCTAGTTAAGTATAAGTGGTTTTTACCCTACCTGTACTCAATTGAGCACCGGCAGTGGTCGTAGCACTGGCATTGACGACCCGGCATAGGCAAGGTGCCCAATGGACGCCAACCTATTGCCCCGAACTCAATGCAGTCTGGGCAAGTTCGTTGATCAAGCCTAGGCACTCGGCGCATTTCCTTGTATCCTTGCTCTTCTCGGACGTAGTATCGCCCAAGATCAAAGAAGGAGTAGGCAGGGTTGGCCAGGTACCTCACCACGCGAGCTAGAACTCCAGGCCAAGTTTGACCTACGCCATACTTCTCCTGAAGTTCGTTGGTGGCTATTTCTTCAGAAATACCGTCGGCAAATTCTAAAGTCTGGTCTCCTATTTTTAGGATTCCTTCTTCTAGTCTTGCCTCAGTCTCTCTCAGGAAAGCAACCAAGGGTGTCAGCATGTCTCCGACGATTACGGGCCATGCTTTTTCCATTTTGTCGTAGGGTTTCTTACCTTCGGACCCAAGATAGACAGCGGTTAGCGCAGAGATGAGAGTCTTGTCCAGTAGAGTTCTCTCGTACTCCTCCCACCTGATTTGCTTGTCACGGAGACCTTTCACAACAACCAGAGACTCTTTCTTCATCAGGTTTTCAAGATCCTCTCGATCTTTAACCTTCTTGGCAAGAGTCTCTGCTTGCTGGAAATAATCTCCCCTCCGTTTAGTTGCCATTCCGACGGCAGAGAGGAGATCCATTTTGACCTCAGCTGTACAATGAACGCTTCAGAGCTTCCACGTAGTCGATTCCTTCGGACTCAACCAGTTTGAGGGCTTTAGCGTGGGGGTCCAGGTCCTCTTCGGAGTACTGGAAGGTTCCGCCGGTAACAACTTCACCGAAGGAAACCATCGGGGGCAGTTTGCTCAGCAGGGTCAGCAGCTTGGTAGCGGCAGTCTCACCTTCAGAGAACTCAAGGGTACCGAACTCCAGACCTTCGCAGTAGCTGATCAGCTCTTGCTCAGGCATGATTCCGTCAGTCAGACGACCTTCGGTGTACAGGTGGCCAATAGCACCGGCCATCTTGTCACGGCGGGCACGCATCTTCTCTTCAGCGTGGCAACGCTCGAGTTCAGCATACTTGCTCTTCAGAGACATCAGCTCATCGTACATTTGCTGAGCGCCGTTCATCGAAGGTGACTGGGCCATTGAACCCATTCCACAATGATCGGTGGAGAGTTCGTTGTAGTCCATGTCGTCTTCATCAACTTCCTCTTCACCTTCATCGTAGGTGGAGCCGAAGCCGGTCTTGGTGTAAGGGTTCTTCTTACCCTCTGCGTGAGCAGTTTCGATTCCGCCGTCACGCTTGCTGACTTCGTCAGGGGTGTCAGTGTCGTCCATTGCGCCGGGGGTCAACTGACGGGCTTTGGACTTCTTGCCGTCACCAACGTTTTCACGCAGGGACTCAAGTGAAGACTCACCGAATGCACCGTCGGGACCAACGGTTTGATCGGCAACGTCAATCTCGTCCATAGCGCCCGGAGTCAGTTGCTTGGACTTGGACTTCTTCTCACCCTTGTAGGACTCAGCGAAGGCACCGTCGGGGCCAACAACTTGACCAGGAGTGTCAGTGTCGTCCATCGCGCCAGGAACCAGCTGCTTGTTCTTGGACTTCTTGCCATCGCCGATCTCGTGACGGAGAGTCTCCAGGCTGGCGTCGCTGTCAGCGTCATCAGTCTCGTGCTCTGCATAAAGCAGGTCGTGCATCTTGGCGGACTTGGCACGTTTGTCAGAAGACTTCTGGCGAATCACACGCATGCTGCCATCAGACATCACGTTTACTGTTGACACAGCAAACACCTCGTCATCGGGCATTTCTTCCGATTCGGTGGGCATCTTGGTTTCGGTTTCGTCACGACCGTAGGGGTCAGTGCCGGTGGACATCTTGGGTTTGTTGCCGTCAGGGTAGTCATTCAAACCAGCGTCATACTGGTCGGAGTTCATTGCCTGGTCGTAGCCGTCAGCCTGACCAGCCCAGCGATCTCCATCTTGGTCTGAAGGAGACGCCTTGGCGGTCTTCATGCGGTCTTTTTCTTGCTTGCTATTTTCAGCGGTGTGCATGCGGTCAGAGTCCTGCTCGCTGCTCTTGGCAGTTTTGAAGCGGCCGGTGTTGGATCCCGCGCCAGCTTTACCTACCTTCATGCGGTCAACATAGCCGTTATCGGCAGAGCGGGCAGTCTCATAACGCCCGAACTCATCGCCTTCAGCGTGATCCGCCGCCACCTCTTCTGTTTTTCCTTTGGTTTTCATTTTCTCAACGTTTTTCTTGAAAGCTGCCGGCATTTCACCGTGCTGATCGTCGAGTTCTTCCTTGGTTTCATCGTAGACGTTCTCTACGACTTGCATAACCTGGCCATGAGCACCTTTGGCGTGCTTCCGGCTGATTTTTCCGTCTTCCATAAAATCATCCTCAGGGAGATTGTCTTCAAGTTCAGCCGTTTGCTGAGCAATTTCGGTGCCTTCTGGACCGTTCTCGGCATATTCCGATGAAGGGTTGTCGGGGCTGGCGATTTCCGTGCCTTGACTAGGGGCCTCGGGATCGCTGACTGATGTTTGTTTTTGAGATTGGGAGGAGCTTTGCAGCTCTTCTACGGCGGACGTAACGTCCTGGCGAACTTCGTCGAGTTTCTCCCGAAGCATTTCGAGAGGACTCTTCTCCACGAGTAGCGTGGGTCCGAGTTCGTCGTCAAAGATATCAGCCGCAGACAGAGCGACGGCATAGTCGAAAACACCTTCAACTTCAGCGAAGTTAAAGGGCTCTAAACCTTTGACGGCAGGGGGTGATGCCCCCAGTAAAGCTAAATGACGAGCACTCCACTGACCCTTGTGTGGGTTGATCTGGGAGTCTGGAGAATAGAAGGAGATCGAGACCTTGCGGTAATGGCCATCTTTAACGAGATCTTTTGCTACGTCGGAAAACGCAACATTGGCGTAAAGATTTTCGCCATCTCGTTCGAACCCTTTGATCCACCCGTAGGAGGGCAGACTGTCATTATCGCCCTGGTGCCCAAGTACCAATGGAGCTTCATGAATCGAAGGGTCGTAGGTATCGACTACCTGTTGAAGTTCCTTCGGGCTGAATTTCCTTTGGATGCCTTGGGCGGAGGTCTGATCACCCGCCTTAAAGACGTGTACGCGTTTTGTAAACACCGTGTTTCATAGTGACCCGATACCTGGTTTTACCCTACTTTTCGTCCATGGCGACGGCTTCATCCTCCGTTATCTCTTCATCGCCAAATGGTTCGGGTTCAGGCTGTTCTTCCGTGGGGCTGACATTCTCTTCGTCTGTGCCGAAGATTGAACCAAACAGGTCCTGATCCTCATCGGGATTGTAAGTGGTCTCCTCTTCCTTAGGTGCTCCTGGGTCTTCTTTCTTGTCCTCAAGTTCAACGCGGAAGTGGCGCTCAATCCACTCTTTCTGCGGTGTGAATCCCGATTGGATCATAAGTGCCACGTCGGGCATTGTTAGTGTGGACTCCTCAATCCTGAACTCTCGGGTTAACGAGGGGGCAGCAACATCAACTCCGAAGTTAAGGTCAACGATCCAACGAATCAAAGTCTGCGACAGAGTGTGAGAAAGCATCTCGGAAAGCTCTGATGCCTTAACTACGCGAACAATGTTTGCAACTTGCGATGAAGCACGCGAACCTGCCTCTGCTTGACCCGCCTCATTCTCTCCACAGAGGAGCACACTGATTTCCTTGTCGATGTAGTCAATCAGGTTCTTGAAGACGTCCGGAGAACCGGATGGTACAACGAACTCAAGCTCGTAGCCCTCGGGCAGGATCATCGCTGTCTCTTGACTCAGGTTAGACAGGTGATCGTACAGAGTGTCAAGTTCACGGGTGGATGCACTCAGCGGCGCCTTGGCAACCGCTGTCGGCGTGGCATACCGGTCACCGTACAACACATAGGACTCAATAGCGCGACGGCGAAACTTAACCAAAGGGTACAAAATGCGACCCAGGGAAGCACCGTAGGGGTCGCCGTTGTGACTGACCCAGTAACGGTTGACGATGAACTTACGCGAGGGAAGTTCCACACCTTCGAACATGCGGTTAAAGGTCAAGCAACGCATCGTAAAACCTGTCTGCGCATCCTCTTCTTCTTGGAATACGAAACGGCGTTGATCGCGCATACGCACGTCAAACGGAATCACACCCCGCTTGGTTTTCTTCCACATGATCTCTCCGACGGAGAAACCGGTGATTAGGCATTCTGCCATCCCACGGTATATGTCATCTATCGCCATTTCCTGCAGCACTTCGGCAACAAAGTCCCTGACCGCTATGTCACCTGGTTTGTCCGAGTATTGTTGAACGTACCAAGGACGTGAGGTAATTTCCTGCAGGAGTTTACTAAAGCACCCTTGAACTTGCTCGTCGTAGAGTAACCTTTGATAGACGGACAGTGCCCGGTTGCCGCCCTTTTGAATCAATAGGTCGTCATTGGGTCGTACAATGGTGTTCCCCTGCCCCGTGAAGGGAGAGGAACTGCCGAACATGTAAATGCTCGAAAGATTATACGGATCGCTCGTGTACCTGGCGACTTCACCTGACGGGACTGGAGCTGTCTTAAATCGAGATGCCATCCAAATCTCTCGTTAGTTTGCCTATGTTAGTTAGTTTTACCCGGTTAGTTCGCCAAAGAGAAACTTAGGGGTGGTTGCGGGACACCGCCAACGGCGTACTGAATAAACACGCGGTATAACCCGTCGTCGCCATTGGTAATCCAGTCACCTGTTACGCTGAGTTCGCTCAGGTTATTAACATTTTGAAGAATAGAGTACTGAATAGCAGAGTTGATTTGTCCCGGATCAAGGATCTCCAGGACATAATCCCCTATACCGTAATCCGCCCGCATAACTCGCTCAAAGTATCTGGTCTCCACGATACTGCGAATCTGCTGAGTAATGAGCGCGAAATCCACACTCGTTTGAAGGTTCCCGTTGAGCACTTGCAAAGGGTAAGCAATTCCCCTAATACTGGGCGATAAGGGTTCCGGTGTGCTCATCGAATGTACCTTCTGGAAATTTGAAATTCTAACTGATTGACTCGCCTCCTTGCTTCCTCGCGAGGCAACCCGCTCTCTATGATCTTGCGGACCTCCTGCCGCATTTCACTGTGACTTAAAGACGAATAGTAGTCGGGGTCCACCAACGTCTCTCCTTGTTTTGTACCAGAAAGAAGAGAAAGGCAGAGTACCTCCAGTGAGATACCCTGCT